AGTGAAGGTGGCGGGTCCATATTCGTTTGCGGGTGGAGGGATAGAGTATTGTATGGGTTATCGATTTGACAGGGAGAAAGAGACGCATGATTTCTGGGTATCGAGGATGGATGCGAATCCTATGTATTTGTCCATCGAAGACGAAGAGATAGAATGGAAAACAATTATGTAAAATTGAAATTTAAAGGGAGAGGTTTTGTTGTGTACAAGAGATGGATGACCCGTATGAGGAAGCCTTACAGGGGGGTATGGATATATTTTACGAGTCTTTGGAGGGCGAGTGTGTTTCTTGGGCGAGGGATGCATTGAGGCAATTATGTATCCCTCTGTTGAGTGCGAATCCGATGGCGGTGCCGTTGTTGGAGAGATTTCCAGAGAGGATACATTGGGGTCATTTTTCGAGGAATCCGATGGCGGGGGATTTGTTGTTGGACCCGACGAACCGAGAACGTCTTTGTTGGACGTATTTATCTTCGAATCGCGGGTGTTTGGTAGAGGCTGTAGAATCGATGAATATGTCGAAAAGCGGTATTCGTGCGATGTTGGATTGGAATCATGTGTCGGCGAATCCGAGTGCAGGGCCCCTTTTGCTGGAGAATCTTTCTTTTGTAAAGTGGTCGGCTTTGTCGAGAAATCCTGCGCCCGAGGCGGTGAATTTGTTGTTGTGTCATCCAGAAAAAATCGATGTGAAGCAGGTATCGGCCAATCCGTCGGACCTTATGTTGTCTTGGTTGATGCAAGAGAGGCCAAACAGTGTGGATGCCTCATTGTTGAGTGCCAATCCTTCCTCTAGGGCGGTGGAATGGTTGCGAAACCATCCTGAGGAGGTGCATTGGGTGAATGCATGTAAAAATGAATCGGAAGAGGTGTTGGGATGGTTGAGGCTTACGCCGTCGATGAAGTGGGACATGTGTTTGTTGTCGCAGAATTGTATGGCGGAGGAGTTTTTAAGGGAAAAAAAGGAAGAGGTATGTTGGCGGCATATTTCGAGCAACCCGTGTTTGATTCCGCGCGGGGGCTATTTGTTGCGTTGATGCCAACTATTGTCGGCCCCTTTTGTAAACAGGGTCATGTCGGGAACGCGCAACAAAAACAATCCTGGGAATTACGCCGTTGAACAAACCGCCATGCAAAACGAACGTTTGAATTTACTGTACCCCTACGGCCCTTCCGGTCATGCTTATCAATCGGCGCTTCCAGGGGATGGTCTGATGCCCAACCGCACTGGGTCCATGGAACTGGCCAAGAATTTTGTCGATATCGAGACTCATTTGTTGGGCATCAGCAGCAATAATTTAGTGAATCCGTTGCCTGCATTGAATCCGTCCTTGTACACTTTGCCAACGCTGAATATGCACAAGAAAAACGATATTTTATATGTCAGTAATCCGGACATGTTGTTGGACCAGCGGTTGCGATTGGTGTCTTCGGACCAAGTGATGAAGCGTCCGTAGAATGAAAACAAAACAAAAAAAGGATTTATACACCCCCTCTGTAAGGTCGTTTTACAAAAAAGAACAAGAAGTGTATTTTGTTCTTTTTTAGAATTTTTTTTAGATTTTGCCGATGAGGGTGCGGTACCATTCACAAGAGAGAAAAGAAATGTGTTCGGTGTCTGTGTCGTTGAGGTAGCGCATGACGATTTCTGTGAGGACGCATAATTTGGGAAGGGTCAGGCTTTGTCGTTTCTGTAGGGTTTCGTCTAGGGTGGCGACGGCTTGCAAGAGTGGATGTAATTCACTGGGTGCGACATTGCCCATGAGTTTTTTGAATCCGGTTTGACATACGGCGCCTTCGGTCGAATTATATCCAGACATGCCTGGTACAAACTTTTGTTTGAGTTTGAAAGTCCAAGCAGTTCGTTGTTTATTGCGCCATAAGAATCCAAAGAGGGGTTGCAGTCGTTGTTGTTGCAAGGGCGTTTTTTCCTGTAAAAAATCACTGACTGTTTTGTAGGTGTCTCCAACGACTTGCCATACTTGTTTGCGTCCTTCGTATCCCCATCGATAGTAGACCACTTTGTTTTGTATAGCGTCGTACAAATGATAAACCGATTCATCGTCTTCGCCATAATAAATACGACGTGACTCGAAATAATTCTTAATATGAAAATCGACCCCTGGTTCTACAGAGGCCTTGAGGAGGTATACACGGTCTTCCAAGGGCAAAGTGTCGACAAAATGTTGAAAGACAAAGAGATGGCGTTCGACTTCGGTCAATTCCTTGGCACCAGGCAAGGTCAGCTGTTCCATGGCACGAAATACGGAAAACAAACTTTTGAAATCATTGCACCATATCTTCATCTCCACATCGTGCTCTTTCAAAAATTCTGACACACCGTCACCCACCAAATCATCCCACAAAGCCTGCGGATTCTGAATATATTGAAGCACCATGGACCATCTTTCTGTATACAGATTCGTCGTCAAAGGTACATCCACAGTCGACTTCAATAGGGTGGTCGTCGCAGTTGGCTTCAAAGCAGTGGGTGCTACCTTGGGAGGAATCAGAATCATACGAGAAGACTGACGCAGGTCAACCGGGATAGAACGTTCCAACAGGGAAGCATGTGTGTCTTGTAGGTCGGCAGGTTGAAAAAAATAACTGCTTTCGAAGTTAACGACGCGGCCCACTCTGCCTTGGGCATCGATAACATATTGAGAGGGGTCATTGACGAGAGTACTTAGTGTGGCATAGATTTGTTCGACAGGGATGGGACGTTCTTGGTTGAGTTGGGCAAACAATTCTTGACGTGTTAAAAAAGTATTTTCACGAAAAAGAGTCTTGACACGAGGCAATAAAAAAGAAACGGCTTGACGGACATTGAACGAATTGTATGTGCCTGCCACCACCTGATTTTCTGCAGGAATCGTCTTGGTCGTGTATGCACAAGATTCCATGTAATCACACATGTCGGTAAAAGGTCGGTCACCCACCTGAAATGACGTCAACTCATTGGAATCCAACGTCGAAGACAAATGAATTTGAATATTTTTGTTGGCATCCAAGGATTGTAACTTCTCCACCGTCATATTCATCTGACCCACATTCAACAAACAATCCACAGACACCTCCTTCATCAATCGAGTGATTTTTCCATTCAAAATAGCCTTGGATTCCGCATACTTTCGATACACATACAAATCAATCGCCTCCTCTGTTTCCATACCCGGAGAAACTTGCAACAAAGGTGCTTCCGAAACTTGTGACGAAACTTGTGACGAAGCTACAACAGTATTCGCCAGCTGAGTGCTTGGAACAGGTACAGGTACAACTTGCTCAACCGGGCCAACAACTGGAGCAACATCCGGCTCAACAATAGGAGCAACATCCGGCTCAACAACTGGAGCAACATCCGGCTCAACAATAGGAGCAACATCCGGCTCAACAATAGGAGCAACATCCGGCTCAACAACTGGAGCAACATCCGTTATAGTATTCTCTGGTTCCTGAGGAAAGGCAGACACAGGTGGAGTAGGTGGTCCTGACGTGATTTGTGCCACAGTATCGACAACAGTTTTGGCTATACTCTTGACAGTATTTCCTACAGTTTCCAAGAGGGTATTGCCAACAGTTTCCGGTGTCGAAACCTGTTCGGAAGACATATTTGGTGGCTCCGGCGTCGAAACCTGTTCGGAAGACATGTTGGATGGCTCCGGCGTCGAAACCTGCTCGGAAGACATATTGGTCGCCACTGTTTCCCATGACGACGTTCCTGATTCATTCGACCCCTCTGTAGGGGCATTCGAAGCCTGTTCCGAAGACATGTTTGTCGCAATCGTTTCCCATGATGACGTTCCAGATTCATTCAACCCCTCTTGCGGAGCAACATAATCCCCTGTAGGGTTTTGTGGAAGCGGTTCTTGTGTGGTGGGTTCTGGAAGCGGAGCAATATAATCCCCTGTAGGGTTTTGTAGAAGCGGTTCTTGTGTGGTGGGTTCTGGAGCAGCATATTCCTGCGTGGTGGGTTCTGGAGCAACATAATCCCCTGTAGGGTTTTGTAGAAGCGGTTCTTGTGTGGTGGGTTCTGGAGCAGCATATTCCTGTGTGGTGGGTTCTGGAGCAGCATATTCCTGTGTGGTGGGTTCTGGAAGCGGAGCAACATATTCCCCTGTAGGGTTTTGTGGAAGCGGAGCAGAAGAGAGAGGTGGTGGGGCTATGGTTGGGTTGTTGAGGGCGGGTGTGGCCATACCTCCGACCACTGTTTTTTCTGTTTCGTTGGGTACAATATTTGTGACAGAGTTGTTATCGAGGATACAAACGTGAAGAAAGATTTCGACATTGCGTTCGACAAAGGGTAAATCGCAGTGACTTTTGTTGCGTACGGCGCGTCCGATGACTTGTTCTATTTTGTTCATATTGTACCAGGGTTCGAGGACGTGAACTTGTCGAATGTTTTTGAAGTCGATGCCTTCGGAGCCGGCGTCGGAAATGAGGATGACTTTGATAAATTTGCCATCTTTGTTGTCAGGCGCGGTAGCGCGTGCCAGGTGGGCGGCAGTCTGTGGTGACAGTTCAGAATCGCCTGTAATCATCATATAATTGGCGGGAAACAGAGGCAAACCATTTCCCTCTAGGGGTGCCAAGGGATGTTGTGTTGCGTCGAGTTTGGCTACTTGTAGGCCATTAGAAAAAAGGGAGCCTTGACGGTTGCCGCCGCGTTCGTCACCGCCGCCGGTATATTTGATGAAGCCGGCTTCTTCGAGGGCCAAGGCCACGCTGACGACGCCAATTTCTAGATATTGAGAGTAGACGAGTACAATGCCGGTCGATTGACGAATGGACTCGATGATGCTGGCGATTTTGCAACTGTAGAGGGGCAACAGGGTGGGTGAAAAGACACGGGGGGTGCGGATGTCTTGGTAGGCGTATTGTTTCTTGTTACCGACGCGTTTGATGACAGATTGGAAACCGCCGTCGCCAAAGGTACTGCGAACTTGTAATAGGTTAGGATTGTCGGAGGTGACACTACCATATACCATGTTGCAACTTTGCACCAAATAGTTGAGAATCATTTTTTCACGAGTTTGTTGTCGGTAGGCATTGACAATATGACGATAGGTGGCTTGTTGTATAGAGGACATAGGACTGCCATACACTTTTACATATCGTAGGGATTCAGTAATATTCTGACCGTCGAATTGTTGTGTAGGTTTGGGAAAGAGGCTGCCGCCGAGTGTGCGTTCCGGTGAAAAGACGTCGGGATAGACACGAAAGGGGAAAGCGTAGGGATTTTCGCTACGAACGTAGGAAATATAGCCGGTGAGTTTTCTTTGTAAGAGGTCGCGACCGGATTCGAGGACGACGCCGTTGGCCAAGGTACGGCTTGGCAAGAAATCGCCACGTTTGTTGTCACCGTTGGGTTTGGTATAAAAGACGTCTTCTACTCGAAGTTTGGGCCGTTTGTCATTTAAATTCATCAGATTGGTCAACCAAATGATTTCTTCAAAGTAGTCGAAAATGGGAGTGGCGGTCAACAACAAGAGTCGCATATTGCGGGCATGGGTGGCCACCAAGGTCATGAGTTCACCGATTTTTCCCATGTCGGCTTGTTTCTTTTTTTCTTGCAAAGAATCATTGGATACGGATTCTTCTTCTTCAACTCCTTCTTCTAATGCAGAAGTGACAACCGAGTTTTTGGTTTGTCGAATGTTGTGAACTTCGTCGACAATGACAAGACGGTCATCAAAAAATTGTTGCAACGAAGCTACTGCTGCTGGCGTCATTTTATTGTCTATTGACACCTTGTCTTGAATCAAACGATAAATCATACGTGCCAATTTCGTGTAACCGACAAATTCATAGTATTTGTCAATGACTTTCGAAACCATGGCAATCACTTTGTCGCGTGTCATCGACTCCCATTTCATAAACGGATTGATTTCTTCCAAAAGATGCGAACCAGCACACCCTACAGGGAAAGAATGCATATGGTCAGTGACTTTGGTATCATCAAACAATTGGCGACGAAAGTTTTGCAAGACATTGCTGTTGGCGACCACCATGATTTTGCGAATCTGACCTGTTTGTTTCATGTATTGACGATACGATTCTGCCACACCAATGGCCGTACAAGTCTTGCCAGTGCCCAACCCATGGTACAACAAGAGACTGTTGTAAGGAGTTTCAGGTGACAAGAAGTTTTTGACAAAGAGTTGGTGGGGTGTCAGTTCGAATTCGGCATGGCAGAGTTCGTCGGCACGTTGGGCAATATCGTAGACACGTGGGTCGTATTGTTGATGGAAAAACTCCTTCTTTTTGGCGATTTTTTCTTGGAATTGAGCGTCGTTGACAGTTGGATATCCATCGTTGACCGCATCCGAGGCATGGGCATCGTATTCCTTTTTTTCCTCCTGTAGGGCGTACAACCGTGGGTTTCCCTCGAAAAATTCACGTGCCTCTTCTGTAGCAAATGTAGTCGACGATACAGTCGGTAACGCAACTGGTGGCTCCTCTATGACCGGGGAACCCGTTTCCAAACCTGGCAGTTCAGGCTCTTGGTGGGTTTTGGTTCCCGACGGAGCATTAAACAATTCGACATTCTCCTCTTGCACAATATTTGATTCAGCTTCGTCTGTGGATACATTTGTTGTGGAAACCAAACGTTTTTCGTCAGGAATAGGTGAAATAACAACTTCTTCCATACGCTGACCCTCTTCTTCTTGCACTTCTGGTTGAGTCTCCACAGGAGGTGGTTGCGTATAAGGAGTAAATGGTTCCAAACGAGGCGCCGGTGTAGGGAAAAGCGCCGGAGGCGCCTTGTCCAATTCCACCAACGAAGAAGCGGCTTGTACTACTTGGGTTTGCACATTCGTAACCGGGTCCACAGGCAGGTCCTCCCATGAAGTCGGCTTCGGTTCCAATGTAGGCAAAGGTACCTCTTCACTGTCAGGTTTCTCTTCTGTGCCCGTGTCCTTTACTGTGCGAGTAAGAGAACTTCGATTTTCATTGTTTTTGCGTTGGGATTCGGTGAGGGGAGTACATTGTCCTGAATCGTTTCGACGTGTGCCATCAGGGCAGGGAGGAAGGTTCACTAAAGGCCCTGCTTTGTTTTTCTTGGTGCGGCGTTCGTTGAGAGCTTTCGTTTTTTCGTCAATGGGTGTGCATTTTTTATTCTTACGGTGATAACTACGAGGACAACGTGGGAACTTGCCATTGACAGGAATATCCCATATAGGTACAGTTGGTTCCACATTTGCATCTGCATCTGCATCTGAAATTGCACTTGCACTTGCATTTGCATTTGCAATTGCATTAGCGGGTGACAAACGAATGGTTTTTCGTTGGCTGGGCGCGGCCGTTTTTTTGTTACGAACCGTTTTTCCTTTCTCTGGTGGTTTCGCCATGTTATAATTATGATGGAAGAAATGTAGACAACATTCTACATGTCTTTCAAAGATATATCCCACACATTTGAATGTATACCCTACATGAGGTAATTATGAATACATCGGCTTACTTTCGAAATAAGACGACGTTTTTCTTCGTTGTAGTTGCGAATCATGTGCAAACATTCGTCGATTGTTTTCCACTCAAGACGAGAAACTTCGGTATTGGGAGTGAATTCATGTTGCAACGAATCGTTATAGTCCATAAAATTTAGAAAATATTTGTGTTTGTATGATTTGTAATTGGACCCCATAAACACCTCTTCAAACGGATAAATGTTCATCACCAGTTTCAACAAACGTGGTGGGTAACCAGTCTCTTCGTAAAATTCACGCGCTGCACATTCATACTCGTTTTCCTGGTAATTGCGTCGACCCTTGGGAAATCCCCACTCAGGCTCACTCCAAATACTACAGGCATTACTTTCCCGAACCAACGTCTCCATCGTAAACGTCTCGCCATGGAAATACACGCCCTTGACCAAAGTATTGAATTTGGCACGACTGGACAATTCTTCTTGACGATATGTGTTGGATATACCTGGCATCACCTCACCCGCCATGTTTTCATCCGTGTTCCACATACCCGTCCACAACTCGTCAAAGGTATGATTCAACAAACCAGCACGCTCATCTGACGTCATTTGCTTCAACATATTCAGAATATAAAATTTGTTCGTCGTCGAATACTTGCCTCGCATGAAATCAATGTAACCGAGAGTGCGCCGACGACATATCATCAAGAATTCAGCACCCCGCTCCGGATGACGACGACAGACAATGATTCCATAACTCACAATCGGCATCTTGCACTTGTTAAACACATGCCCATACCTACGGCAATTATTGCAAAAAACATTTTTCACCGTATTGGACGAATCTACCGACATTGTTTCCATTTTCACACAAAATTTCCTTTCCCTCTTTTTCTTTCCAAGCACCTTGCCTTTATCCCCCTTCAAAAAACCCTACAGGGAAGGTTTGAAAAAGTAAACGGTTCCAAAAATGACACCATGACCAAAAGATAAATTCGTCATGGTTTCACAAAAAACAAAACACAACCCCTCTGTAAGGTATTCTCCAAACAAATCATAACCCCTCTGTAAGGTATTCTCCAAACAAATCATAACCCCTCTGTAAGGTATTCTCCAAACAAATCATAACCCCTCTGTAAGGTATTCTCCAAACAAAACACAACCCCTCTGTAAGGCATTCTCCAAACGGTTTGACAAACAGATAACAAATAGTAAGTTCCTTCATAGGGAGGTTTTGAAGGCGCCGCGGCCATAGGCCGCTAGCTGTTCTAGATAGGGAGGTTTTGAAGGCGCCGCGGCCATAGGCAGCTAGCTGTTCTAGATAGGGAGGTTTTGAAGGAACCGTGGTTCCTTCAAGCAGAGATACTTTTGACTTTGATACCAGCATCGACAACATAGATGGAATTCTCCGTCACAATGATGAATTCACCACCGGAACGAAATATGTTGGAGATGGGGCTGGTGTATTCTTCTTCGTTGCGCACCAAAATACGTTCCTTGGTACCATTGTAGTCACGAACACCAATCGCAACAGACTTTTCTAAAGAACCGACCCAATAATCAAACAAAATCGGCTTGTCATCCGACAATGCCTTTTTGAAAATGTTCAAAAATGTCGCCGACGATGGCTCACGAATCACACCCCCTCCAGCAGTCGCTGGGACAGTTGTTGTTGCTGCAGACATGATAGAAATGAATATACTACTAACAAAGACTTTCAGGGACCATTATGAACGAATGCCAATGACCCTACCCATATTTCCTAAATAATTATCGAAAACCAGTATAAAGACATTGGCACCCCTGTTCGAATATGGATTATTTCAAAATTCGTCACCAATTTTCGATGATGTTGCATGGATTGTATGAGGAATGGTGGAACAAGCGTGACAAGATTCCGTCTTCGCCATTGCATTTGTTGTTGGGTGTGCAATTGTTGATGCATGTATTTCGAGGTTGCTACAGTCGTGGATTCACTGCTACGCAAATCTTTATACAGGGTCGCAATGCCCAAACTTATTTGTTCGAGTATTTTTTACAATGGAAACAAATGGCATTGCCGATGCAGTATGGTCATATGTTGACTTTTATTTATGACAAAATTTTGACCAAAAATATAGAGGGACAGGACAAAGAGTTGACGAAGGAGGAACACCAAGCATTGATGTCCTTGTCAGACATTTTTGACAAACCGTTGCCCCCCTTGTCCGAAAAACCGCCCACCCAATGGTTTCACAAGAATAATACTAATTAAAATGTGTAGAATAATGGCGTTGGAACCAGTCTCGCATTTGTTTCAGAATACGATTACGTATATATTCATCGTGAATGTGTTGTGGGTTGTAAGACTTGTCTCGATAGACTTGTTCAAATCTGGCAAAAATGGCAGGAAGAATGGCTGTGGCATATTTTTTGTCCACTTCTTCTCGTGGAAACAACGGATATCCTTTGCGTGCATTCACCGAATTGTGAAACTGAAACAAAAAATTGATGAATTGCTGTTTGGTTTGAATGGCAAGAAAATTAATGTTTTTCATATACTCGCGAGCATGGTCCGAACATACAGGACAAGGCAAATTTGTCGCAATGCCATGAATCAATCGCAACAATTCGTGCCCCACCAACGGAAACGACTCTTCCTTGATTTTGTAAGCAAGAGAATGAAACAACAACCAAATCGGATGCCCCCATGACGTCCTCTTTCGGTCCTCCTCCTGCTTCTTCTTTGCCTCCTCCTGCTTCTTTTTTGCCTCCTCCTGCGCTACAACTTGGTCATTCACAGTAGGCACTTCTACCTTTTTAACCGGCTTAGCAGCAGACATACGCATTTGTAACAAGGGCATCGATTGTGCATTGTACACCCGCATATTGGAAAACATGCTCCACGTATACTTTGATTGCATATTTTTCATACAATCTTCATCGCACCCCTGTAAGGCCATAAGCTGGTTTGAAAACTCTTTTTATTTTCACTACAGGAAGGTTTTGCAAGTTTTTTTGCTTTTTTCTGAAAGAAGGAAGCAAAAAAGAGAAGAGAATTATATAGAAAAAGGAATTTCTGAGAGGGGAATATTGGCTATGTTTGAAGAAGAGTCTCCCTGACTAAATCCAATCAATAAATGGTCATTGTTGACGACAAATCCACAACTGTATTCCACAGGTTGGCCTCCAAAGGTAAACAATTTCGATGTCTTCTTGACGACCAACGATTCTTTGTCCAATATGACAAAGATATGGTAGTAATAGCGTCGTTCTTCGTGAGACACAAGATGACACAAAAACCACAACTCATCAGGAACCACTTCGACACCATGTGACGAACCACGCAGATGCGAAAAAAAAGCCGGTGTTTTAATACGATGCGTTTCGACAAATTGGTCTCCTTCTTCAATACAGCCAATTACCAACGGATGCCATCCATAGACCACCATCGTTGTATCTTCTTTGTCAACAAAGAGAACCCAATTCTTTTCACACGTTTGCGATTCGTTGTACTGCAACAAAACAGAAGAAGTTTTTATGATTTCTTCTTCATCATCGTCATAAATCAGGCCAAATTGTACACGCATACGACCATCGACCAATCCGCGATTCCCTGTAAAGCAGAGATTCCATCCGGTTCTATCCGCATAAATTCGCATGTCCTCAACACCCACATAACAATTGTCTAATTCTTTGTTGTCGTAGTTGACCTCTTTCCAGACACCTTGTCCTTGCTTCCAATCGTAGTCCTTACAGAGGTAATTTCGTGTTTCAATGGTGTCGACACATTCATAACGACCATCGTCCTTGTTGACTCGATAATTGTGAACACGAACCAAACACACAAGTTTGCCCTTGGGACCCCATGCTACACTGGGGGTGCTAGAACTCCATCCTGTAGGCACCAAGACGTCTGGCAAAGAAATGTTCGTATGAGAACCGAGAGAGGTGATATGCGGAGCGTAGTATTTGTAGTTGGACAAGAGGTTGTCGAGGAAGCCGCTGTCGAGGCAAAAATCGTCTTTGGCCAACAAGGACATGGCCAAGCCCGCCAAATCCACCCTGTCAGGGTTCCAATAATAGCCCACGATTGTCATTTCGTAGTCCAACCAGTACCGGTACATTGACGAATGCACGAACAAAACATCAGGAACACACGTGTCGTCCTGTGGCAAACATTGCTTGCCCCATTTACAAAACAAATACGCCAAACGATTCTGACCTGCTTCGCGGTACACCTTGACAATTTGACAAATGTTTTCCACTCGTTCCGGCATGACTTCGTATGCAGCCAACCAGGACGCCACCGCCTTTTCCGTTTCACCCAATGCCAACCAACATTCCCCCTTTCTGTAATGACTGTACCAGATTTCCTCGTACCATGCACCCGCACCAATACGCTTGTCGTACGTTTCAATCGCCAACGCCCATGCCTCCATATCAGCATACGTATTCGCCAAATAAAACAAATAACGCGCATTACCTGGCTCTTCTTCCAAACCACGTGTCAAAAGGTCTACATCACGCGCCGCCTTGTTCCCTTTGCTGCCTCCATCTCCTATGTCCAAAATACGCACCAATTCCGGCTCCAACAAGGCATCCGAAGCGGCACCTTCCGGAAAGTTGACGTATTCATGTGTCACTCCCCAATACGAAATCGAAGCCACATTGCGCACTACACGAATGTTTTTGGTTTGAAACGAATTGTCCCCCTGAAACATATGAAATCCCATCAAACCCTCCTGTAAGGCCTTTCCCAAACGGGTTCGCAAACCGGCTACGTCTGTACATTTCAATATCATGTCGGCATCCAACAACAAAACCCATTCGTGTTGAGGAAAAAGGGTGGGACAAAGTTGAAGAGCATGTGTACGACTGGAGCCAAAATTGTCAAAAGGTCGGTTCTGCAAAAAACCGGGAATGCCATGTTCTTTCATGAAGGATTGAATGAGTTGAGGGGTAATATCGGTGCTGCCGGTGTCGACAATAACCCAGGCATCGACAATGCCAAGACAACTTTCCAAGAGACGACGCAAAACGCGGCTCTCGTTTTTGACAATCATATTCAGCACAATGCCCATACCTCTTTCGTCTACTGACTTCTCATTCCTTCTTTATTTCTTTTCTCCTCAAAAAGAAAGTATGGCAGAAACCAGATTTTCCAGCGATTCAGCACGCGTCGTCAAACGACAAGAAATGTCACAAAATCCAGGCGAATACTATCTCAACGTACCCGGCTGCGGAAACCAAATCGCCATGGAAGACGATGTCCACCTACGTATGCAGAAATGGGGAGCCAACATGATGACAAATACCGTCAATTTAGAAAGTGACCTTCTTGGTATCAATCGCAGCGTCAACAATCACCATTCGGACTTTTACGAATACCAATCCAACCTACCCGAAGTATCGTCCTTGTCTTTTCCGGTAGAACAACCCTTTGTAGAGGAATCAAGGGCATCTCATCCCGCCTGGATGTACAAAGACGCCGACCAAAGTCGATGGGGATTCCCACAATTGAATCCACAAAATTTGGCCACCATTGAACCCCCCTTTGTTTCCGATGTACAAACACGCATTTTGCAACGCAATCAACCTGGCAAAATGACCGTTCCTACTTTCGAACCACGCAACATTTTCCCTCTTGCATCACAACGCTGAATCATTCACACCTTTTTTCTTTTTGATAATAAAAAAAGAAAAAACCTTACCAAATCCATGGACGTTATTGTTGCGCTGCTTGTTGAGTAAACGTTTGATTATACTCCGGTATATATATCTGTGGTTCTTTTCCATTTGGTATCTGTGGTTCTTCTTCATTATTTATTTCTATCTGTTCTTCTCCATTTTGTCTCTGTGGTTCTTCTCCATTTGGCATCTGTGGTTCTTCTTCATTTTGTATCGGTACTGAAATCGGTTTTGGTCGTCCAATTGATTCAATATATTCTTTAACAATAAAGTGATATTCAACAAACGTTTTAGATTGACCACTGTCGTCTACAAATTTATTTGTTTCTAAAAAATGTATGAATTTATAATCTTTTAAATATTGTATATATGCATCCATGATGGTTGTATGATAATCAGTACCTAATGGTCTTATTGTAAAATTATTAAATATTTCATTATTTGGAGCATTCAATTTATAACCCTTTCGACGACTAATAAAACCACTTTCTCTTAACTTATGTAAATCCGTATCATTCAAAAAAAAATAAGATATTTTTTTATTTTCAACTGCTTGTTTTAATAAATCTTTTTGTACTTGATAAAGTTGTTCTGGTCCTGCCTCAGCAAACAAAACTGGAGTTCTAAATCGAATAGATTTCCATATTCGTGAAAAAATATTTGTATTCGCTGGATAAATGATAGCGTATAAAGTATACAAAACTGTTTCATAGTGTTGAAATATACTTGTAAAAAACCCCCCTTTTTGTTTCCTTTTTGTTTCCTTTTTGTTTCCTTTTTGTTGCCCTTCTCTTTCTTTGCGTCTTCATAATAATAATGCACTATAAAAAAATCCATTATTATTCAGTTTTAAACACCCCTAAAGGGGGGTGTAAAGGACATATTTTCTTCCGACTTGGAAAAAACGGTGGATAAGGCCATCATCATCCCCATGGGAAACGCAAACACCAAGTAATCTGTCCATTTCCCATCCCGGCTGGACCGGAATTTATTGGCATGTGTCCCGCAAAAATCCTCCTCCTCTCGGCAAAACGCCGCCGGACGGTACTTGAAACGACGACATAAGGCCTCTTCTTCTCGGACC